GCCTTCCTCATCCAGGGCGAGCCGGTCCGCGACCGCGAGCGGCTGGTCTGGACCGTCGACCTGCGCCCGGCGTGATCGGGATGAAGCTCAAGCTCGACATCGATCCCGACATCGTCGCGATGATGGCGGCGGAGGTTGCGGCGGGCGAGCGCGCGGTGACCGCCGCCATGCGCGAGGCCGGGTCCGGGCTGAAGGCGGCGTGGCGCGGTCAGATCACCGGCGCGGGCCTCGGGTCCCGGCTGGCGAACTCGATCCGCAGCCAGACCTTCCCGAGGTCGGGCGAGAGCCTCGACGCCGCGGCGCTGGTCTGGTCCAAGGCCCCGGTCATCGTGGGCGCGCACGACGCCGGACCGCTGATCCGCTCGAAGAATGGGTTCTGGCTGGCGATCCCGCTGCCCGCGGCGGGCAAGTCCCTGCGCGGCGGCAGGATCATGCCCGGCGCATGGGAACGCCGCACAGGTTTGCGCCTGAGGTTCATCTACCGCCGAAGGGGGCCGAGCCTGCTGGTGGCGGAAGGGCGGCTGAACACCAAGGGCCGAGCCGTGGCGTCAAAGTCGAAAACCGGCCGGGGCGTCGTGACCGCGCCGCTCTTCCTGCTGGTCCCGCAGGTCAAGCTGCCGAAGCGGCTGGATCTGGCGCGGGATGCGGAGCGGGCGGTGGACGGTGTGCCGGGGTTGATCGTGGCAAACTGGAAGGATTGACGCCGTGCCCCGCGAGAGACTGCCGGATCGGCGACCCTCGGTCACCGTCAACCTCGACTGGAATGGCCACGCCTTTGCGATCAGTGCGGGCTACGCTGCGGACGGCCGGGTGCGCGAGGTTTTTGCGTCCGGCCTGCGCGGCGGCTCGGACATGCAGCGGCTGGTCGATGATGCCTGCGTCGTGATCTCCATCGCGCTGCAGTGGGGCGCGGGTCTGGGTGATCTGCAGCGATCGCTCGGGAGCGTGCCGGACCCGCGGGACGAGACGATCGCGAAGCCCGCCAGTGTCCTCGGGGTGATCCTCGCCGCCGTCGAACGGCTCGACTCGGACCCGTGGTGATTGAGTCGGGATCGTTGCGATGCCAAGTCTTTGGGAAACCATCCTCACCGCGCTGCACGCGCGGCTTTCGGCGCTGCCAGCCACCGCCCTGCGCGGCGAGGTTCTGCCCGAGCGCGTACCCGCCACTGGCCTGCTGATCCTGCGCGACGGCGAACCGGGGGAGCCCGAGGTCACGCTGTCGCCCCTGCGCTACCACTTCCAGCACCGGGCCGAGATCGAAGCGGTCGTGCAAGGGGCTGCGCGTGACGCCGACTTCGATACGCTCTGCGCCAGCATCGGCGCGGCGATTGTTGCCGACCGGACGCTCGGTGGCCTCTGCGACTGGGCCGAACCGGAAGCGCCGCGCCCGGTCGATCTGCCGGTTGAGGGTGCCGCCAGCCTGAAGGCGGCGGTGATCCCCGTCATCGTGCACTTTTCCACGGCCGATCCGCTCTACTGACCCCACTCACGACAGGAGAACACGATGGCACGAGCCCATGGGGCGCGGGCGCAGATGGCGCTTGCGTTCGAGACCACCTACGGCACCGCGCCCGTCTCGGGTTATCGGCTGGTGCCCTTCGCCAGCACCACGCTTGGAGCCGAGCAGCCGCTTATCAACAGCGAGCTGCTGGGCTACGGGCGCGATCCGATGGCTCCGATCAAGGACGCGGTGACCGCCGACGGCGATGTCGTCGTGCCGATCGACGTAGAAAACTTCGGCCTCTGGCTGAAGGCGGCATTCGGGGCACCGACCACCACCGGCACCAGCCCGAAGACGCACACCTTCCAGTCTGGAGGCTGGACGCTGCCCAGCATGGCCATCGAGACGGGCATGCCGGAGGTGCCGCGTTATGCGATGTATACCGGCTGCGTCTGCGACCAGCTGTCCTGGCAGATGCAACGCTCGGGGCTGCTGACCGCCACCGTGCGGCTGGTGGCTCAAGGCGAGACCGTCGCGGCGGCCTCGGCCGCGGGGACGCCGACCTCGCTCGCGCTGCAGCGGTTCGGCCATTTCAACGGGTCGATCAAGCGCAACGGTTCGCCGCTCGGCAACGTCATATCGGCGGAGGTGATCTACTCGAACGGCCTCGACCGCATCGAGACCATCCGCGCGGACGGCAAGATCGACGGCGCTGACCCCGGCATGGCGTCGCTGACCGGCCGGATGGAGGTTCGGTTTGCGGACACGACGCTCGTGACGCAGGCCATCGATGGGGATCCTTGCGAGCTGGAATTCGCCTGGAGCCTCGGCGCCAATGCCAGCTTCACCTTCACCGCCCATGCCGTCTACCTGCCGCGCCCCCGGATCGAGATCCCGGGTCCGCAGGGCATTCAGGCCACCTTCGACTGGCAGGCCGCAAAGGCCGTCAGTCCGACCCGGATGTGCACCGCCATCCTCGTCAACACCGTCGCGACCTACTGAGAAAGCCCGCCATGCTGACCCTCGACCTTTCGAACGCGCCGCAGTGGTGCGATCTCATCCCCGGCGTGCGTGTGAAGCTGCGTCCGCTGACCACCGCGCTGATGGTGGCGGCGCGCGGCGACCCGGCGGTGGCCGCCCTGCCGGAGGGGGCCGCGACCGAGGAGGCGGCGCTGGCCATGGCCAAGGCGCTGGCGCGGCGTGCGATCCTCGAATGGGAGGGGATCGGCGACGCGGACGGCAACCCCATCGCACCGAGCCCTGCGGCCATCGACGCGCTGCTCGACCTCTGGCCCGCCTTCGAGGCGTTCCAGACCCACTACGTCGCCAAGGCCCTTCTGCTGGACGCGGAAAAAAACGCCTCTGCGCCCTTGCCGATTGGTCCTTCGGAGGGGGCGACAGCTACTGCGCAGCCTGCGGGACAACCTGTCCCGACTGCCCCGCACGGGTGAACCAGCCGCTGACGCTCGAAGGCGCGCAGGTGTGGGACCTGGCGCAGCGGCTGGGCGGGCAGTTGCGCGTCGTCCCCGGCGCAGTCATCGGCTGGGACATGGGCGCGGCGCTGGCGCTGGGCGCGGCCCTCGGCATCTCGCCGACCGCCATCGCTGAACTTCTGCCCGCCATCGAGGCGGTGATGGTGCGGAAGATCAACGAACAGATCGCGGCCAGCCGCGACTGACCCTATCCGGAGTCAAGATCCGATGGCCGAGAAACGCGTTTCGGTCCGGCTTTCCGCCGTGGGCGGTCGCCAGGTGCGCGCCGAGATCGAAGGCGTCGGCGAGGCGGGCGCGCGCGGGTTCGGTCGGCTGTCGCGCGAGATGGACCTTGCCAATGCCCGGCTTGCGGCCTTCGCGCAGCGCGCGCGGATTGCTGCTGCTGCGGCTGCTGCGGCGCTGGCGGCAGCGGCCACGGCGGCGATCCGCTCGGCGCTTTCGACGGTCGACGCGCAGGCGAAGCTCGCGGCCTCGCTCGGCACGACGGTCGAGAGCATCCAGGTGCTCGCGCGCGCGGGCGATCTGGCCGGCGTCTCGATGGGCGAGATTGAGCAGGCGACCAAGCAGCTGACGCGACGGCTTAGCGAGGCCGCAGGCGGCGCTGGCCCTGCGATCGAGGCTCTGCGCCGCCTGGGGCTGACGGCGCAAGAGCTTCAGGCGCTGCCGCTCGACCGGCGGATCGCGCTCATTCAGGACCGGCTGGCGGAGCTGGTGCCGGCGGCCGAGCGCGCGGCAGTGGCCTCGCAGCTCTTCGGCGACCGCACGGGGCTCGTGTTCAGCCGGATCGACACGGCCACGCTGCGGCAGGCGACGCAGGACGTTCGGGACTTCGGTGTGGTGGTCTCGGACCAGGATGCGCGCCAGATCGAGCGGACGAACGACGCGATTTCGCGGCTGGGCCTGATCTGGCGCGGTTTGTCGAACCAGCTCGCGGTCGCTGCGGCGCCGGCGTTGGAGGCTGTCGCCGATGCCATGGCGGCCGTGGCGCGCACGACCGGGCCGCTCGGCACCGCGATTCGGACGCTCTTCGACAACCTCGGGCGTCTCGTCAGCATCGCGGGCACCTTCGCGGCCGTCATGGCAGGCCGATGGGTCGCGGGGCTGGGAGCTGCGGCGCTCTCGGTGCGCGGGCTGGCCACAGCCCTGGTCGTGCTGCGCGCCGCGCTGATCCGCACCGGCATCGGTGCGCTGATCGTCGGCGCGGGGGAACTGGTCTACCAGTTCTCGCAGCTTGTCGCCCGGGTCGGCGGCGTCGGTGAGGCCTTCCGCCTGCTGGGCGATCTGGCCCGCGAGGTCTGGTCGCGCATCGGTCTCGCGCTCAATGCGGCGCTTGCCCGCATGGCCGCCGGCTGGGAGGGGCTGAAAGCCGCGGGTCTCTATGCGCTCGAAGGCACCATTGCAGGCGTCGTCAGCTTCGGCGACCGGATGGCGGCGATCTTCCAGGGGGCCTATGACGCGGCGGTGGCGATCTGGGGCAGTCTGCCGGGCGCCATCGGCGACTTCGCCTTCCAGGCCGCGAACGGTCTGATATCGGGCGTCGAGGCGATGCTGAACGGCGTCGTCACCCGGATCAACGGGTTCATCAACGGCCTCAATGCGGCGCTGGCGCTCTTGCCCGAATGGGCCACCGGTGAAGGCGGTATTCGCATCGGTACGCTGGATCCGGTGGAATTGAGCCGGATCGGCAATCCGTTCGAAGGCGCGGCAACGGCCGCCGGTGCCGCCGCCGCGGATGCCTTCTCGGCCGCGCTGGCACGCACCTATCTGGAACCACCTGACCTCGGCCTCGGCGCGATGGCCGATGATGCCCGCGCGCGAGCCGATGGCTATCGCGAGGCCGCAGGGATGTTGGCCGATGCCGCGGGTCGGCCGCTGGCCAGTTGGCAGGCGCTGAAGGATGCCGTCACCGGCACGGGGACCGAGGCGGAGGCCGCGCTGGCGAATGCAGCGGGTGCGGCCGATGCCCTCACGGCCGGGCTGAACGACACCGCCACCGCCGCCGATGGCGCGGGAAGTGCCGCGCGCGATGCCGGGGCGGCTGCAGCACAAGGCGCGGACACGGCACTTTCCGGCTGGCAGGCTGTCACCGCGGCACTTGCCGACTACGCCGCGAAGGCGCGCGACATCGGCGGGGATATCGGCAGCGCGCTGGTCGGCGCGTTTCAGAGCGCCGAGAGTGCGGTCGCTGACTTCGTGAAGACCGGCAAGCTCGACTTCCGCGATCTGGTCACCTCGCTGATCGCCGATCTGGCAAGGCTCGCCGCGCGGCGCTTCATCCTCGGCCCGCTGGCGGGGCTCCTGTCGGGCGTCCTCGGCGGCGCAGGCGGCATGTTCGCCTCGGTCCTGCACGCGGGCGGCACGGTCGGTACTCCGGGTCCCGGCCGGATGGTCCCGGCGCTGGCCTTCGCGGGCGCCCCCCGCGTGCATTCCGGCGGCTGGGCCGGTCTGCGCCCGGACGAGGTGCCTGCGATCCTCCAGCGCGGCGAGCGTGTTCTTTCCAGGCGCGAAGCAGCCCGTTACGGCCAGGCAGGCGCCACAACCGTCAACGTCACGATCAACGCCCGCGACTCCGAGAGCTTCCGCCAGTCCAGGACGCAGGTCGCGAGCGACATCGCCCGCGCCGTGTCGCTCGGACGGCGCGGCATGTGAGGACCAGCCATGGCATTTCACGAGGTCCGGTTTCCCGACAACATCAGCCGGGGCGCGCGCGGCGGCCCGGAGCGCCGCACCCAGATCGTCGAGCTGGCCTCGGGCGCCGAGGAGCGCAACGCCAGCTGGGCCAACTCCCGCCGCCGCTACGACGTCGCCTATGGCATCCGCCGCGCCGACGATCTGGCGGCGGTCGTGGCCTTCTTCGAGGCCCGCAATGGCCGTCTCCACGGGTTCCGCTTCAAGGACTGGGCCGATTTCAAGTCCTGCCTGCCGTCGCAGACGCCGGGGCCAAGCGATCAGCCCATCGGCACCGGCAACGGGTCGGCCACCCTGTTCCAACTGGCCAAGCGCTACACCTCCGGCGCGCAGTCGTGGACGCGGGCCATCACCAAGCCTGTCGCCGGTACGGTGACCATCGCCCTGAACGGCACGCCGCAAGCCTCCGGCTGGTCGGTTTCCACGACCACTGGTCTCATCACCTTCACCACGGCCCCTGCCGCGGGCGTGGCCATCACCGCAGGCTTCGAATTCGACGTCCCCGTCCGCTTCGACACCGACGCCCTCGACGTCACCCTCGACCTCGAGCGCCTCGGCTCGATCACCTCGATCCCGCTTCTCGAACTCCGCCTCTGAAGGACCGCGCCCATGTCCGAACCCACGACCGTGCGCATGGGCGCACTGGCCGCCTGGCTGAGCCTTGCGCTTGCGCTGTCGGCGCAGGCCGGGGCCGCGATCTGGTGGGCGGGCACGCAGAACACCCGCCTGACCACGCTCGAGACGCGGGTGGCCGAGCTTCTCTCGACCTCGCCGCTCTACCACCGCCAGATCGTCGAGGCCGACCGCCGCATCGCGGTCATCGACGAGCGGATCGCCAACATCCTCGCCCGGATCGAGGCGCTGACCGCCGCGCTGGAACGCCGCCACGGAACCCCCTGATTTCCTCGAAGGACGATCGTCATGCAGACCACCGACCGGGGCCTCCTGGCCCTCGTCCGGCACGAAGGTGTCGTGCCCGGACCCTATCTCGACGTGAAACAGGTCTGGACCTTCGGCATCGGTCACACTGCCGCGGCCGGGCCGCCTGACCCCGCGACGATGCCGCGCGGCATGCCCGCCGATATCGACGCCGGGATCCGCGAGGCCTTCCGGCTCTTCCGCACGGACCTTGCCGTCTACGAGGCCGAGGTGCGTCGCGCGGTCAAGGTGCCGCTGGAACCCCACGAGTTCGATGCGCTGGTTTCGTTCCACTACAACACCGGCGCCATCGCCAGGGCCACGCTCACGAAGGCAATCAACGCTGGCAATCGCGTTGCAGCCGCCGACGCGTTTCTGAACTGGCGGCGGCCAGCCTCTGTCATCCCGCGCCGCGAGGCCGAACGCGACCTCTTTCGCCACGGCCGCTATCCCGGCGGCACAATCCCGGTCTGGGCCGTGGACCGCGGCGGCCGCGTGGACTTCTCGCGGCCGATCCGGCGGCTGACCGGGACGGAGGCGCTGGACCTGCTGCGCCCGACGCCTGCGCTGCTGCCGTCTGTCCCGCAGCCTGCGCCCGACGCACCTGCCGGCTGGCTTGCGCGGCTGACCGACCTTTTCGCCACCCTGATCCGGAGGGTCTGATCCCATGCGCTACATTCGTCCGACCTCGCTCACCTGGTGGGCGGGAGTGCTCGCCATGCTCACCGGCGCCGCCTCGCTCCTGCTGCCCGCCACCGGTCCGTTCAGCGAACTGTCTCGCCTGGTCGCGCTGCTCGCTGGCTCGGGCGATGCCTCGCCTGCAGGGCTCCTGTTCCTCGGTCTCGGCCTGATCGGACTGCGCGACCGGATCGAACGCGGGTTCCGCGGCGATGATTGAGTTTCTCGCGGGTCTGGTCCTGGGCGGTGCCATCGGCATGTCTGTCGTCGCGCTTTGTGTGGCAGCGGCGCGCGGAGACCGGCCATGAAAGCCCTCCCGCCCGCGCTGCAAGCCCATCTCGACGAGGGGACAACGACGCTCGCCTGGTGCTGGCGGGTCACCCGCGCCGATGGTGTGACCTTCGGCTTCACCGACCACGACCGGACGCTGTCGTTCGATGGGACCGAGTTCGAGCCGGAAAGCGGGCTGACCGCATCAGAGGTGCGCTCGGGCTCCGACCTGTCCGTGGATGCACAGGACGCGCAAGGCGTGCTGTCGTCGGACCGGATCACCGAGACCGACATCCTTGACGGCCGCTGGGACAATGCCGCGGTCGAGGTCTGGCGGGTGAACTGGACCGACACAAGCCAGCGCGTGCTCTTGCGCCGCGGGGCCATCGGCCAGATCCGGCGGGGGCGGCTCGCCTTTGTCGCCGAGGTGCGGTCGCTGGCCCATATTCTTGGCCAGACGGTCGGACGGACGTTCCAGGCCACCTGCGATGCCGCGCTGGGCGATGCGCGCTGCGGCGTCAACCTCGAGGCCCCGGCGTTCAGGGGCACCGGCGCGGTGATCGACGTGCTGCGCGACCGGGCCTTCACCGCCAGCGGCCTCGGTTCTTTCGCGGCAGGCTGGTTCGCCTTCGGTCTGGTGGAATGGTCGACCGGCGCGAATGCCGGGCGGCGGGTCGAGGTGCTGTCGCACGACCTCGTAGATGGCGTGGCGATCCTGACCCTGCTGGAAGCGCCGGTGCGCCAGATCGCGGCGACGGATGTATTCGTGGTCCGGGCAGGCTGCGACAAGCGGATCGCGACCTGCAGCGCGAAGTTCGCCAATGTCGCCAACTTCCGCGGCTTCCCGCACATCCCCGGCCAGGACACGGTTCTGCGCTATGCCACCAGGGACGGCGGCCATGAGGGAGCGGTGCTTTGACCGCGCCCGTCCCGACCGCCGATCCCGCTCTTGTCATCGCCGTTGCGCGGTCCTGGCTGGGCACGCCCTACCACGACCAGGCCACCCTGCGCGGGGTCGGCTGCGATTGCCTCGGCCTTGCGCGCGGCGTCTGGCGCGAGGTGGTCGGGCCAGAGCCCTTCCCGATCCCGCCCTATAGCCGGGACTGGGGCGAGACCGGGCCGAGGGAGGTGCTGGCCGTAGGCGCGGGCGCCATGATGATCGAGGTGCCGCCCGCAGAGGCCGGGCCGGGTGCGCTGGTGCTGTTCCGGATGATGCCACGCGCCATCGCGAAGCATGTCGGGATCCTCACCAGCCCCGACACCTTCCTGCACGCCTATGAACGGCTGGGCGTGATCGAGGAACCCCTGACGCCCACCTGGCGGCGGCGCATCGCCTTCGCCTTCCTCTTTCCCGCACGCTGACTTCCCGCTCCATCAGACCCAGAGTTTCTGCAATGGCCACCCTTGTCCTCGGCGCTGTCGGGTCCGCCATCGGCGGGGCCTTTGGCGGTGCGGTCCTCGGCTTTTCCGGAGCCGCCATCGGCGGTTTCATCGGCTCCACCATCGGATCGGTGGTCGACAGCTGGATCGTGTCCTCGCTGGCCCCCGCGCAGAAGATCGAGGGCCAGCGGCTCGACAGCCTGCGCATCACCTCCGCGACCGAGGGGGCGGTGATCCCGCGCCTCTACGGGCGCATGCGCATCGGCGGCAACATCATCTGGGCAACCGATTTCCGCGAGGAGACCAGGACCACCACGCAAGGCGGTGGCAAGGGCGGCGGGGGCGGCAAGGTCAAAACGACGGAATACCTCTATTATGCGTCCTTCGCGGTCGCCCTGTGCGAGGGGCCGATCACCGGCATCGGGCGCATCTGGGCTGACGGCAAGCCGCTCGACATGACCGGCATCACCTGGCGCTGGTATCCGGGGAACGAGACCCAGACCGCCGACCCGTTCATCACCGCGAAGATGGGCGCGGCCAACACCCCCGCCTATCGCGGCACGGCCTATGTCGTCTTCGAGGAACTGGCGCTTGCGACCTACGGCAACCGCCTGCCGCAGCTGTCCTTTGAGGTGTTCCGGCCGCTGGCCGACCCAGATACGGCCGAGGGGCTGGTCAAGGCCGTCACCATGATCCCCGCCTCGGGCGAGTTCACCTATGCGACCGAAGCCGTCCGGAAGACCGTGGGCGCCACGACCACGGTCTTCGGCCAAACCACCGGCGGCACAACCTCGGCCGAGAACCTGAACGCGCTGCCGGATGAGCCTGATATCGTCGTGGCGTTGGATCGCCTGCAGGCCATGGCCCCGGCGGTCGAGAGCGTCAGCCTGGTCGTCGCCTGGTTCGGCAACGACCTGCGTGCTGGCAACTGCACCGTCAAGCCGGGCGTCGAGGTGGCGACGAAGGTCACCAGTCCGAAGGTCTGGACGGTCAACGGGGTTTCCCGCGCTGCTGCCCACCTCGTAAGTCGCGACGCCGAGGACCGGCCGGTCTATGGCGGCACCCCAGCCGACTTCGCGGTGGTGCAGGCGATCCGCGAGATGAAGGCGCGCGGGCTGCGCGTCACCTTCTATCCCTTCCTCCTGATGGACGTGCCGCCCGGCAATACGCTGCCGAACCCCTACAGCGCGAATGCCGCGACGCCGGGCCAGCCGAGTTTCCCGTGGCGCGGCCGTATAACCTGCTCACCGGCGGCGGGCTTTGCCGGGACCGCGGACAAGACCGCCTCTGCTGCAACGCAGGTCTCCAGCTTCTTCGGCGCGGCGGCCTCGGCGCAGTTCGCGGTGTCGGGCGACACCGTCGCATGGACGGGCCCCGCCAATGACTGGGGCCTGCGCCGGATGATCCTGCACTACGCCCATCTCTGCGCGGTGGCGGGCGGGGTCGATGCCTTCCTGATCGGCTCGGAGATGCGGGGCCTGACGACGATCCGGTCGAGCGCCAGCGCCTATCCGTCCGTCACCGCCTTCAAGGCGCTGGCGGCCGATGTGAAGGCAATTCTCGGCGCGGGCACAAAGGTCGGCTACGCCTCGGACTGGTCGGAGTATTTCGGTCACCAGCCGGGGGACGGCACGGGGGATGTCTATTTCCACCTCGACCCGCTCTGGTCGGATGCCAACATCGATTTCATCGGCATCGACAACTACATGCCGCTCTCGGACTGGCGCGACGGGTTCGACCATGCCGATGCCCTTGAAGGCTGGCCCGCGATCCATGATCGGGGCTATCTGCAGGCCAACATCGCCGGTGGCGAGGGCTTCGACTGGTTCTACGCCTCGGAGGCGGACCGGTCGGCGCAAATCCGCACGCCCATCACGGACGGCGCCTACAACAAGCCCTGGGTCTTTCGCTATAAAGACATTCGCGCCTGGTGGTCGAACCCGCATTTCGACCGGCCGGGCGGCGTGGAGAGCGGCACGCCGACGGCATGGGTGCCGCAGTCCAAGCCCGTGTGGTTCACCGAATTGGGGTGTCCCGCCATCGACCGGGGGACGAACCAGCCGAACGTCTTCTTCGACCCGAAGTCGTCCGAGAGCTTCACGCCTTACTTTTCGCGCGGCTGGCGCGACGACGCCATCCAGCGTGCCTATCTCGAGGCCAGCTACCTTTGGTGGGGCACCCCGGCCAACAACCCGACCTCCGCAATCTACGGCGGCCGGATGGTCCATGTCCCCGAATGCGCCGCCTGGACCTGGGATGCGCGCCCCTATCCCTTCTTCCCCGAGCTGACCGGGGTCTGGACGGACGGGCCCAACTGGCGGCTCGGCCACTGGCTGACCGGACGGCTCGGCGCGGTGTCGCTCGCCGCCCTTGTGCGTCACCTGTGTCTGCGCGCCGGGCTCGACGAAGCCATCATCGACGTTTGCGGCCTGTGGGGTGCTATCGAGGGCTACGTGATCGGGGCGCTGGAAAGCCCGCGTGCGTCGATTTCCACGCTGGCAAGGCATTTCGGCTTCGACGCCATCGAGACCGAGGGCGTGATCCGCTTCTTCATGCGCGGGCGGGCATCCAGCCTCACCCTCACGGTGGATGATTTGGTCTCCAACCGCGAGGGCGAGGCCTTCGAACTGACCCGCGGTCAGGAGACTGAACTGCCCCAGGCGCTGAAGTGGCAGGTCGCCCGGGCAGATGAAGATTACGATGCAGCGCTGGCCGAGGCACGGCGCATCACCGTCGACACGACGCGCATCGCCTCCGAGTCCTTCCCCATGGCGATTCCGCCCGAGGAGGCCGAACGCCGCTGCCGCCGCGCGCTGATGGAGGCCTGGATCGGCCGGGAAAGTGCCACCTTCCGCCTGCCGCCCTCGCGCCTCGCCCTCGATCCGGCCGACGTGATCCGGCTGGCGCATGATGGCCGTGAGGTCGAGTTCCGGCTGGTATCCGTCGCCGATGCCGAAGCGCGCGGGATCGAGGCCGTCCGTCAGGACCGCGCCGCCTACGACCTGCCGCCCGGCGATCCGCGCCCGGCCACGCTTTCGCGCCCCGTCGTCTTCGGCACGCCCGAGGTGGTGATGCTGGACCTGCCACAGATCAGCGAGGACCAGCCCGCCCATCGCCCCCTGATCGCCGCCCATGCCAGCCCCTGGCCGGGTGAGATCGCGGTGTTTCGCAGCGCATCCACGGATGGGTTTTCGTTGCTGACCACCTTCGGCGGTCGGGCCCGGATCGGCACGCTGGCCTTCGACCTCTTTCCGGGGCCGACCTCGCGCTTCGATCTCGGCAACGCGCTGGTCGTCGATCTCCTGTCGGGCACGCTGGAAAGCGTGACCGATGTCGCGCTGTTCGGTGGGGCGAATGCGCTGGCGGTCGAGGCCGCCGCTGGCCAATGGGAGATCGTCCAGGCTGGTCAGGCTGAACTGATCGGGCCAGGCCGCTACCGCCTGACCCGCCTGCTGCGCGGCCAGCGCGGGACGGAGCATGCGATGGGCAACCCGACACCGGCCGGCGCGCGGGTGGTCGTGCTGGATCCTGCGCTGGCTTCGCTGCCCATCGCGGAAGCGGATCTTGGTCTGCCCTGGAATTGGCGGGTCGGCCCGGCTGCGCGGGCGGTGAGCGACGACAGCTACGCCGCGCTGGGCTTCACCCCCACCGGCCGGGGGCTTGTCCCCTTCGCGCCGGTCCATGTCGAGCAGCCGTGGCGGATCGCCCGCAGTCCGGGCGATCTGACGATCCGCTGGATCCGCCGCTCGCGGTCGCTCGCGGCCGATGCCTGGGAACAGGTGGAGGTGCCGCTGGCGGAAGACCTGGAAAGCTATGACGTGCAGATCCTTGATGGCCCGGCCGTCCAGCGCACGCTGACCAGCAGCACGACCTCCGTTCTCTACACCGCGGCCCAGCAGACCGCCGACTGGGGCGCACTGCTCGGGCCCGGCCAGACGCTGGCGATCCGCCTCTATCAGCTCTCGAACCGCCTCGGCCGCGGCACACCCGCGACCGTCACGTTGCAATTCTGATCCCAACCCACGGGAACCCCCATGTCCGACACGACGACCCATCTGGGCCTGCCTTACCTCTTGGCGGCGCAGGCGCAGAAGCATGTCACCCACAACGAGGCGCTGCGCCTGCTCGACGCCATGGTGCAGCTCTCGGTCCTCGACCGCACCCGCACCACGCCCCCGGCCAGCCCGGCTGACGGCGATCGGCACCTTGTGGCCTCCGGCGCAACGGGCCTCTGGGCGGGGTGGGATCTGAACATCGCCTTCTGGGTCGATGGCGCATGGATCCGGCTGGTGCCGCGCACCGGCTGGCTGGCATGGGTCGCGGCCGAGGGTCTGTTCCTCGTCTGGACCGGCGCGGCCTGGGAGGTCGTGGGCGAGCCGCGCGACGTGTCGGATGCGGTCTTCAGCCTGGTGAATGACGCGGACGCGACGAAGAAGGCGACCTTCTCGCTGGCCGGGATCAGCGCAGGCACCACGCGCAGCTTCACGCTACCCAACACCTCATCGGAACTGGCGATCCTCGCGGGCACGCAAACCTTCACCGGCAACAAGACCTTCTCGGGCACGCTGACCGCCTCAGGAACGGTGACGACATCCGGGGCCACCGCGACCATCGGCACGTCCACCGGGACCGCCACCTACGGCATGGGCACCGGGGCCACGACGACGGGCGTCACCAAGACCGTGAACATCGGCACTGGCGGGGCATCCGGGTCAACGACAGTCGTCAACATCGGCTCGGCCACGGCTGGCGCGGGCGGCACCACGGTGGTGAACACGCCCACCGTGACTTTCGCCAATGCCGTGACGCAGGTCGGCATGCCCCAGGCCAACCTGACCGCGCAAATGCTCGGCCTCGGCGGGGCAACAGCCGACAGCTACAACCGTGTGTCCGTCAACACTCCGGCGGTGCTTCTGAACAACGCAGGCGCGGGGATCGAAGCCACGGTGAACAAGGCCGTCCCGGCGAACGATGCCGCCTTCGCCTTCAAGACCGGCTTCTCCGCCCGAGCCCTGATCGGCCTTCTCGGCAACGATGACTTCAGCTTCAAGGTCAGTCCGGACGGGTCGGCCTTCTTCGATGCCATCCGGATCGACCGCGCGAGCGGCCGGGTGGAACTGCCGCAGCCGACCGTTCTGCCGGGACTGGCGGCCGCGCCATCCCCGCCACCCGCAGGCAAGGCCTCGGTCTACGCCCGCAACCGTGCAGGCGCGCCGTGGATCGACGTCATGCGCCCCTCCGGCCGGGACTTCCCCCTGCAACCCCACTTCGGGGTGAACCGGATCGCCAACTGGTCTCCTTCGGTCAGCACCACTATCACCACCGAAGGCATGCCGATCACCTCGGTCGGCACCGTCTCGCACCCGACGCTCGCCGCGACGAACCTGGCCGCCAGCATGCGGCGCTGGCGCCTGACCTCGGCGGCCGCCGTGGACTCGGTCGCCGACCAGCGTTCCGCAGGCTGGGCCTGCTGGCGCGGCAACGCGGCGGGCTTGGGCGGCTGGACCTTCGTGACGCGGATTTCGCTGACAACGCTGCAGCCGACCGGCATGGGCTTCTTCGGCCTTTACGGATCGACGACAGCGCTGGCCACCACCCTGACGCTGGCCGCAGCGATCAATTGCATCGGCATCGGGTTCCAGCGTGGCACCCATGCCAACTGGCAGCTGGTTGCCAATGACGGGACCGGAGCACCGACCTTGACTGACCTCGGGGCGGCTTTCGCCATCGCCACCGGCGGCGTGCTGACCCTGTTCATCGCCGCCCCGCCGAACGGCAGTTCCGTCTGGGTCCGTGTTGTCGACGAGGTCTCCGGCGCCGTTTTCGAGCAGGAGATCTCCGCCGACTTGCCCGCTGCCACGCAATTCCTGTCGCCGCGGCTGTTCATGAACACAGGCGCAACAGCCGCCGCCGTCGCCTACGACTGCGCCGGGGTCTATCTGGAGACGGATTTTTGACGCCAGCCCGGGAAATCGGAACGGGGCTCGGCGACCCCCCGTTCCCTGGTCAAAGGCTGACCAGGTGGTTGTCCCAGGCACGGGACGTGGCGGAGAGCGGGCGGGCCCCGGCATGGGTGACGGATATCAGGCCACCAAACCCGTCGCTGGCCAGGTAGCCTTCCGGATGCGAGGCAAGGCCGCAGATATCGGCGCGCGCCACGGCGCCGCGGAACGCACCAATCGCCGCGAACCGGTGAAGCCGTCCGCCGCGCGGCGAGGTGATTGCGACCTCGTCCCCGGCCCCCGAAAAGGCGATGCTTCCGGCATAGCCTTGCATGGCGAGTTCGTCGGCGAGCGGTGCCGAGGCAAGGATCGGTGCCTCACCGCGGCGATGCAGGCCAAGGAGGGGCGCGGCGGCGCCGGGCGCGCCCTCCCACTGCATGGCAAAGGCGACAAGCCCGTCTGC